TGTTGTTGTAAACCAATCTGACCAAGCTGTCCAAGTCTTGCTTGTTGCTCCGCGCCCACGCCCCCAAGCAATCCTGCTTGTTGTTGTCTTGCGCGTAGCTCTAATTCTGGGGCAAACATTGCCATTTGTTGTTGTCTTGCGATATCTGATTCGGCAGCTCTTTGAGCTTGCTCAAAACCAGCTTGTCTTAAACCAGCAGCAGTTCTAGCTTGTTGCTCGATGTAAGGTCTTTGTGATTCAGTTTCCAATAAAGCAGAACGAGAACCGCCAAATGCGCCAGCGCCAATTGCGCGTGATTGCGCTTGACCTCTAGCTATATCAGCTTGTCTTTGTATATCAGCCATAGATTGTTCGATGACTTGTTGAGTGTAAGGGGATTGATACGCACCTATGTCAGCTCCTAGTAATGAGCCAACTTGACCTACTTGTGGAGCTTCCTGTTGTGCTAATTCTTGTATGCCAGTTAAAGGGTCATACTCCATACCAGTTTCAAATAAACCACGAGTGGCTTGAAATTGTCTAAGTTGATCTGGATTAAATCCAGCAACTCTAGGGCCTGTATATGGTACGAATGGTTGACCAGAAATTCCTTTAGCAGCTTGGAAAACTTCCTGCTGCTGTCTTTGCATATATTCTGGTATTTCTGCTGTCTGTGTTGTTTTGCCTTTACTCATAATTCTTTGCTAATTAAATTTTCTGATTTAAAGCCTAAATGGCTTATTTTTTTTAACCATCCTTTTCTGCCACCGCCATATAATCTTTTACAACCAGCGGCTTTTGCAAATGCCTCTAAGGATGGCAACATATCCTCTAACTCCTTGTAATCACCACCACAAAATAGCAAGTTCATTGCTGTATTTTGGGGGAATACTACAAATTCAGTTATCATAGCCGACTTCTTAGCTGGCCATAAATGGAATATTCCATGTCTTATTTTATCCTCTATATCGTCTATTGTATAGGAATCTTGATGTTTGATAGCTTTTGCTATATATGGCTTACAGCGTTCCCATTGAATTTCCCATTCTTCAGGTTGTTTTTTAATGGGTGTGACTTTATTAGTCGCCTTTTCCATATTCAATAATACTTAAAACCAAGTGAATGTTTGCATGACTAACTTGTGCTTTTATGATTTCACCTTGTTGGATAATGATTCCTGCGTTGGTTACTAACTCTTCAGTAGCGTGTGCCGCTATGTTATGTTGCTTATAAATAAAAAACTCATTAGAGCTAGTATCTGTTATAGATACATCTAAATTGGTTTGTTGATTACCATGGTCACAAGCTAAAAAACTTTTAACTATCGCAAAATCAAAATCGCCACCGCTAGGTGCTGTATAGATAGTTTGCTGTGTGGTAGCTGTAAAAGAATATTTAACATTGGTTGCTCTTTGAATGTACTGTCTTTGTGCGGATAGATCCATTATCTTCTACCTCTATTGCGTACATCTAATCTAATTTTTCCTACTTGGAAATCTTGTGTGGTACTGCCTGTGACTGTCAATGAGACTTGTCTTGCAGTAAACCTCGCATCTGTGTAGCCATCAGTTTCAAAAGTAAATGATCCAAAGTCCGTTTCAGGGCCTAGTGGAGTGAATCTACCTTTGAAACTAAGGGTAACACCTGGAAGTGTATTAGCTTCTTCGTCTGGAAGTATTTGATTGCATTGCACATAATTATCACCATTGCCTATTTCGATAGGCCCAGAGGTGGCATATGGTACAGCATCGCCTAAATTCGGTGAGTTACCTAATAGTGTTGATTCGTGTTGATAAATAAATCCAGCGTTATCTGCTGATGTTGGGAAATCAAAGACACCTTGGTCAACCCAACAACCTCTGTCTAGTTCACCAATAGACCAAACATTTTCGCCATAGTTCCATATAACGTATTTGTTAGGGGCGTATTGATTATCACCGCTAGGAAAACCCCACCATAATTCATTAAAGTTAGAGTTATGACCGCCCCAACAAGCCTGTCTACCTGGTACATTAAGTTGATCGTAAACATAATCATGCACTTCACATGGTATTTCTCTAACAGTACCATCGTACACAAAGAAAGAGTTTTCACCCATCCACGTTAAGAAGTTACCAGTTGTAACAATGGATCTTCTGCTGACTGTTTTACAGTTAGTACCTGCATCTGCAATACCATAAACAAATGGTGATCCAGCATAAAACATTCTGCTTATACCAGTATCACTAAAAATGATAATGTCATTGCCATGTGAGGCTGCCATGATTGCTCTACCACCTGTAGGTATTTGCAAATCACCTGCGGTGTTTGTAGCTTTAGATGTCCAGTTAGTGTTGTCTTCTCTGTCTGACCATGAGATTTTTCTTGGATCTCCACCTGAACCAATAGCCACCAAATGTCTTTCATTGGTTACTATGATTGCTTGACATCCTGTAGGTGCGTTGGTTACGACTGTGCCTATGGTATCGGCTGTACCGCTTGAGTTTGGTCTCCATTTATAGATTTTGCCATCAACGGAAAAACAAAAGATTAAGTGTTCTCCCCAGTTGTCAAAAGAAAAATGACCTGATTTTAAAGGCAATCCTGATTGTGAACGAGCATCACCATAATCTTCTACATTGTAATGGTATGCACCATAACCTAGTGGATCAGCACTTGCATCATTAACAAAACCTGATGGCGTAATATCAGTCCAGGTGTTTTTGTATAAAACATAAACCTTTTCTCTTGTACCAACCGCTAATATAGGTTGACCAAGATTATCGTTATAGGCGTACATCCCAATGGGTGCACCTGTTAATGCTGTGCTTCTAAGTTTTGTCCAACCACCAATAGGTTTTAAATATCCGTTTTCAAAACGAACTAAATTTCCATCAACCCAACGGCCTTTGTTAGCATAATCAGTTCCATTTTTGACTATACCCGCAGGAGGTGTGATTGGAAATAATGCCATTCAATTAAGCAACTAATTGTTTTGTTTCACTCGTTGGATTAATTTCGTCTGCAATTTTTGAGTCAAGACCATCTTTTAAAGATTGTACTTGCTCTTCACCCATTGCACCTTCAACCCAGCCTTGTACTTGAGCAGCAGTTACGCTGTCAAAGTCTGTGAAATCAGAAAGATCAGATGTGTCTAATGATTGTGTTCCATAAACACTTGCTGTGTAAGGATTACCCTCTGGATCTACCTCAGTATCAGTAGCGTTTATTCGCCAATGCACGTTGTAGATAACATTAGTGTGATCTTCGTCAGTAGGATATACATCCACTGTGTTTACATTCCATTCATATGATATTGCCATTTTATGCTCCTTTTAATTCTGCTACATCGGCTTGTAGCTGTTCTATTATTTCTTGCTGTTCAATCATTGCTTTGGCAAGTAATGGAACAAGTTTTGATTGGTCAATGCCTTGATATTTAGGCTCACCTGCTTTTTCGTGACCTTCAGGATAAACTTCGTCTTTATCACCACCTACAGATTCTGGTACAACTTCTTGTGTTTCGTGAGCAATAAAGCCATCAATAACAGTATTTGTTGAATCTTTAATCCAGTTAAATCTTACTGGTTTAAGTTCTTTTAATCTTGGAATAGCATCCCAATCATAAGTTACATTTTCTTTTAGCCTGTAATCTGATGAAGTTTGATATTCCACACTATTAGAAAGAACTCGTATTCTTCCAGAGTCTGTGCCTTGTTGTCTGAAATCTATTACATAAGTAGATTCTGAGGCATTGATATTATTTAATATTAAAGCTTCATTGCTACCAGAAAAATCAAAGACTTGTGTACCTCTACCATCACTGCCAAAAGACCAGCCTACAACTGTTGCATCTGTAACAGTTTTTGTTACAAAAACATTTTCACTTGAATCAATGGTTAATGCATTAGATGTAGCATTATCGTCAATACCAGTTGAAGTAAATCCTGTAATTTTATCGCCAGAGGTAAGAACAATATCAGATCCGCTTGTGCTGTTACCAGCAGTTAAAACTTGACTTAATGCACTTGCACCGCCTGATTGTGAATCAACGTATGCTTTAACAGATTGCTGTGTTGGTATTAAGGTTGCTGAATTAGAAGCCATGTTGTCTTCGTCAACCCAACCAGTTACATTAATTGTGCCATCATTTAAACTGCCAAATGTTAGAGCTGTAATAGTGGTTGCAGCAATTGTTCCGCCTTCTACTTTATCACCGCTAATTTGATTGTCAGCTAAAGTTAAAGTTCCAGCAGATACGTCAAGCGTTTTACCAGCACCAACAGTGACGTCTGAGGTTGCAATGGTAGATCCGTCAATCGTTCCGCCATTAATGTCTGCGCTTGTGGCTGTTAAACTTGTAATGGTGATGGCGGCTATAGTTCCACCCTCAACCTTATCGCCTGATATTTGGTTATCAGCTAAAGTTAAAGTACCAGATGAAACATTTAAAGTTTTACCAGACCCAACTTTAAGGCCCACACTTGTTCCTGTGCCATTGGCTGTAAAAATGCCATCCAAGGAATCAAGATCTGTATTTATTTTTGTACCCCAGGTATCGGTGGATGCACCAACCTCGGGTTTAGTTAAGTTTAAATTAGTAGTAAATGTATCTGCCATAATGTGTTAGTGTTTTTAAGTTTAATTATAAACAATATAATTAACCTTCGTATAATTATTTACGCAAATGTTTAATTAAGCGTTTTCTAGTGCCTCTAATCTTGCTGTTAAATTATCAATTTTTGCATTAGCTTCTTGTAAAGCTTTAGTCAAAAGCGGTACAAGTTTAGATTGATCTATGCCTTGATAAACTGGATTGCCATCACTATCGACTTCATCTTTTTCACCACCAATAGACTCAGGAACAATATCAGAAACCTCATGTGCTAAGAAGCCATCAATCAAAGTATTTGTATCATCTTTAATCCAATTAAATCTTGCTGGTTTTAATTCGTTAAGCCTTGTGGTTGCATCCCAGTCATATTCAACATTTTCTTTTAATCTATAGTCAGAAGATGTTTGATATTCAGTAGCAGAAGCAGTAACCCTAATTCTACCTACATCAGTATTAGCCTGTCTAAAGTCAATAACATAAGTGCCAGAGGTTTGATTGTTAATAACCCCAACC